GATGGTGCAACTGGTGCCACAGGTCCTGAAGGTGCAACTGGTCCTGAAGGTGCTACTGGAGCTGATTCTACGGTAGCTGGTCCTGATGGTGCTACTGGCGCTACTGGTCCTGTAGGTGCAACTGGAGTTGATGGAGTTATAACACGAGGTACGTTTAGTGTTTCAACGGCAGGTATCGCACATAATTCTTCGAGTAATGCACAAATAACAGGTTATTCTGGATATTCAATAATTAGTGTAAGATCATCTGTTCCTGCGTGGATTGTTCTATATACAGATTCTACGAGTAGAACAAATGATTCCACAAGAGCTCTGACGGTTGATCCTCTACCAGGATCTGGTGTAATCGCAGAGGTTGTCACTACTTCTAATAACCAAACCATTTTGGTTACTCCAGGTGTAATTGGATTCAACAATGACAATCCAGTCACAAGTAATGTATATTTAAAAATTACAAATAGAAGTGGTTCTACCCAATCTGTAGCAGTAGACCTAACACTCCTCAGACTAGAACAGTAATGGCTGAATTTATAATCGACATAGTTCTAAAGAATAGATCTACTCGTACCGCATTTACGTATGATCTAGAGAATGTTCATAGTGGAACAAATATTAAGACATATGAACACTTGCCTGATATTGTTAGTGCAACAGTAGATGGTTCTAAAATACTCGATTTAATTAATGATTCTAGGTGTGAAGCTGTAGACATAGTACCAGAATCATATGAAGTAACTTTACCAGCCCTTGTAACCACAACAAAAAATATTGTAACAGCAACTCCCCCTACATCTCAAAGGGGTCAGGACTACATGGGATTACAATTCTATGTTGATAATGATCAGAACAATCAAAGTCAAACAGTAGGTGTGAGTCCTAAGGACGATACATCAGAAATTAATAATCTTACTTACTCTACTAGATGGATTGGTAGAAACATTGATCTTGTTACTATCGAAGGAGGAGGTTCTGATATTGATTTAAGTAATCAAAATATACATAATACGCATCCTGATTTTACTGGGGGTCGATTCATACCAATGGATTGGTCTGGTACATCTGGTACAGGAAATAATCAAACATCACAAAACTCAATGTTACGTGATCACGCAAGTGCGGTATTGAGTGTTGCAGCTGGTAACATTTGTGGTTATGCAAAAGGTGCAACTTGTAGAGCTTCATACGTTGGATTTGAAGGTCCAGCAGTTATGAATGCTATTATTGATTTTCATACTAATAAAGCTACCAATCCATCTACAGGACTCAAAAATCCCACAATTGCGATTGGTGAATTTCAATACCTAAGGGATAGAAAATTAGGAATACCGATCGATCAAGTAAATGAAATAACAGTAGGTGATGTGTCTCATGTCCGTCCAGGTTCTTCATGGGGAAGCGACTACTCAAAATTTGTGGAGCTAAATATTATTCCTTTTGCTGTTCAAGATCCCGATACCAGTAACTATGTGTGGTGTGTGGTGCTCCCTGAAAATCGTAGATATGGAACAATATTCAGATCAATTAAAGCAATGTATGATGCGGGTATTATATTCATTAATGCAGGTGGTAATAATGGTGGAGTATTAAACAAAAATTTAACTGATAGTTCATTTCCTGATGTAGCAACAAATGTATTTGTTGACCCCAATTATACTTTGTATGAAATAAATGACGACAATGCTGGTAGTATTGGTAAAACTACAGTGAGTAGTGAAGGACGTTATAATGCATTTACTTCATTCGGACCACATGGATCAATTTATGCAATTGATGTTGCAGCAGGTAGAAATTCAGAAGCACATCCAGGTTTAGATGGTTACACAAATAGAGGTCCGTTCATTGATGTAGTAGGTCTAGGGGCAAATACCTGGTCAGCATATCAAGCAGGTAGCAATTACACCGATGGGAAATGGAGACATTTCTCTGGTACAAGTTGTGCAACTCCCACTGTTGTAGGTAAAGTCGCCTGTTATATGGAAAGGTTTTTATATTACAATGAAAGATATCCAACCTTCGAAGAAATCAAAAGTTGGCTAACAGCAAATGGTCGTGATATTTTAGTAGGAATATCATCAGTAGATTGGTCTAGTGTTCCTTCTGCTGCAGCTGTTGGTGCCGGTACTTATACATCAGAAGATGGACCTTTGTTAAGAATACGAGGCGGATCTAGTACAAATGGAAATATAAGATTTACTGATATGGTTGGTACTTCTAGAAATAGATGTCACTTTCGTGCACCGGACGATCCTACTGGAACATACTCTACAACAAAGAGACCAGTATCAGGATTGATGTTCCCAAGACAGAAAATAAAACAAACACATAACTATGATGTAGATGACTACCCAGATAACTACTGATAAATACTAGTGAGTGACTAGTATTTCGTGACTGATATTATTATTTCAAAGAAGAACGAAATAGATTTAAACCTTAAGTGCGATCCACACATTCTATACGAGTTACAGGAGGACTTCTCTTTTGATGTAGAGGGTGCCTCCTTTTCTCCTGCTTATAGAAAGAAGTATTGGGATGGAAAAATTAGACTGGTAAGTGTTGCAGCATCCACTATGCCATGTGGTCTGGTATATCGATTAGCCAAGTGGTGTGACAAACACGATTACAAATGGGAGTTCGAAGATAACAAATATTATGGTCTCCCTTATGAGAACGACCCTCGTGTATTTCAGGAAGGTGTCGAACTCTTTATGAATAAGATCTCTAATGTAAAACCTAGAGAGTATCAGGTAGACACTGTATACCACGCTCTCAAGGAATACAGGAAGACTATTCTGTCACCAACTGGTTCTGGTAAATCATTGATGATTTATTCAATTGCTAGATACTTAAAGTCAATTCAGAAGAGGGTATTGATTGTTGTCCCTACCAAGTCACTGGTAGAGCAGATGTACAAGGACTTCAAAGACTACGGATGGGATGTAGAGGAGAATTGTCATCGTATCTATCAGGGTCACTCTCTTGATACAGACAAGCCAATCGTCATCTCAACGTTCCAATCCATCTACGGCCTCCAGAAGGGGTGGTATCGTCAGTTTGATGGGGTGATCGGGGATGAGTGTCATAACTTCAAAGCAAAGGTGTTACAGGGGATTATGAAGAAGTGTCCTGACGCCAAGTGGCGGTATGGATTTTCTGGAACACTTGACGGGAAGAACGTCAATCAGTTAATCTTGGAGGGACACTTCGGACCAGTGTTCCGAACCACCAGTTCTAGTGACTTGATGGAGAAAGGGTTCCTTGCCAAACTCAATGTCAATATCCACATCCTTCAACACCCACCACAAACTTTCAATACATACAATGACGAGATTGAATACCTTGGTGAATGTGAAGCCAGAAACGAATACATCTGTGAACTATCAAACAAACTCAAAGGTAACGTGCTTGTCCTGTTTACACGGGTTGAGGGACATGGGATACCCCTGTACGAGAGGATGTCCCAGATTACAGAAAGACCGACTCACCTCATTCATGGGGGTACAGATGTACATCAAAGAGAGAGGGTTAGGGAGGTTGCTGAGACAAGTGACAATAATATTATTTTTGGTTCTTACGGGACTATGTCCACTGGAGTTAATATCAAAAACCTTCATCATGTTATATTTGCTTCTCCTTCTAAATCACGAGTGAGAGTCCTTCAGTCTATCGGTAGAGGACTAAGGAAAGGTAAGGGTAAGGATGAGTGTATGTTATACGATATTGCAGATGACTTCAGGAAGAACAAAGGCAAACCAAATTTTACTTTGACTCACTTGACAGAGAGAATCAAGTTCTATATTGATGAGGACTTTTCTTATGAGATGAATGAGGTAGTACTAGAGGACATAAATACCTCTGTCACTCAATTTTTATAATTATGCAAGATAATTTCTTTGCCACTTTAAAACTTATTACTGGCGAAGAGATCTTAGCTGAAGTGTGTCCAAGTGAAGAGAATGAAGTTGACTTCTTAATTGTACAAAATCCAATCGTCATTTCTGAGACGATGCAAATTGATCAAGAGAAAGGTGTTGCAGTCTCAGGATTGGTACCAAAGAAATGGATGTTGTATTCGAATGATGACATGACAATTATATATAAAACTCACATAATTTCTTTATCTGAATTAGATAAATTTGGTTCTGATTTTTATCAGAAAGCACTTATTGCAGCAAAGATGTCTTCACCTGTAAAGAGAAAGGTAGACTCTAGGGATAATGTTGGTTACGTAGGTAACGTTAAGGATCATAGAAAGTTACTAGAGAGAATGTATGATATGTCTCATGATGTTCATGATGATCCTTTAGCTTAGTTATTACTTATCTTCATCGTTACACTCATATTGTACA